GACTGAAATACAAGCAAGACAATCAGAATTTTTTAGAAGAACAGCACCATTTGGTTTGCGTTTGGAATCAGAATTCCTAAAACCATTGATCAAAACATTGGTAACCAAACTGCAAATCAGAGGACTTGTTCCACCATTTGTTACAGATGACACAGCATTTGAGTTTGTGGTCAATTCATCTGTTAAGAAAGGTATTGCAATGACAGAGATCAACAGAGACATGCAACTACTTCAAATGGTTTCACAACTTGGACCAGATGCAATGCAATTGGTCAACACACAACAATTGGCAAGAAAAATATTGACAGATGGTGACATGTCACCTGATGTAATTAGATCGCAGAGAGAAATTGAACAAATGCAACAACAAATGCAAGAACAAATGGCACAGCAACAACTAATGCAAGGAGCACAGCAATTACTCAATGGACAAGATCAAGCACAAGAACCACCACAAGAATAATTTTGAATACGTAAGTGGTGCTGACTACGACACAGAACAGGGTTGGCACGAACTTTACAGATTGATTGAACAACAAGTCAACAAAACGTATCCCAATCAATACGACGCAAAATGGTTGACTTGGATGACACGGTTGGACCAACAGCCCAATGGTTTCTCAACAGGCATACGTGCAGAAGGAATATTGCAATGTTTGTTGGTTGCGGAGTGGCAATACAATATGTGGATCAATCAACGTGATTGTGTGATCGTGGGATTATTGAAGAAACCCAAATGCGATCCACACTACGTAGATCTACTTCTGGCACGTTGCGAACATTGGGCACTCACACAAGACTGCAACAGCATAAATATTTTCACGTGGGATGCACGAAAGGCATACCAACGTTGGTGTGAGTCAAAAGGATTTAGACTGCACCAGTATTGCTACACAAAGGAAATGAAATGAAAAAAGATGAACTAAAACAAACCTACAAAGAAGTATTCAATACCCCAGCAGGCAAGAAAATCTACCACGACCTTTGGCGTATTGCTAACCAAAGCAGGATTGAACAAGACGCACCCAATCCATACTCATGTGTGTATAGGGTGGCACAATTGGCTTTGTTGAAACGCATAGAAAACATGTGTGATGTAGAACGCACAGAAGTATCAAACATAATTGAACGGAGATAAACATGACAGAAGAAACACAAACACAGCCTGCGGAACAGCAGGATCAAAACTTGTTGAACCAATCAGCAGACACTCAAACTGAAACACCAGTTGAAACAGATCGATCTACGGACAGTGTTCGTCCAGAGTGGTTGCCTGAGAAGTTCAAGACAGCAGAAGACTTTGCAAAATCTTACAAAGAACTTGAAACCAAGATATCAGATCAACCCAAGGCCCCAGACACATATGACTTTTCATTTGCACCTGACATGGGCATTGAGATGAATGAACAACAAACCAAAGAAGCCAATGACATGTTCAAACAATACAATCTAACGCAAGAACAAGCCAAAGGCATGTTGAGTTTGTATTCAGATTCAATCAAAGCATTCGCAGAACAATACACACAATCACAAGTCACTGTTGATGCTGATGTTGAACAGAACCAATTGAAGAATGTATGGGGCAGAGAATACGAACAGAAGATGGGTTCATTGCGTAACTTTTCCAAGACATTGAAGCAAGACACAATGAATGCACCATTGGCCAACACAGCAGAAGGCTTACAGATACTGTATGATGCAATGGCATATCGCAACGGACCAAATCCAATTGCTGATGCACCAACATCACAAGCATCAATGTTGAGCATACGTGAGAAGATCAATGACATCCGCAAGAGTGCAGAATACAACCTGCCACAGGGTGATCCACTGGGTGAAGCCAAACGTGCTGAGATGTATCAACTGTATCAACAGTTGGAACGCATGGGCAACAGAGAATAACACAGTGCGACCACGGCTGATACCACAGTCAATGCCAGAACTCAAATGGCTACGGCGTGAAGTTGAACATTGGCACAGCCGACTTGAAGTGTCAAATCAAATGGATCGCCGCATAGCCCAAGTGATGTATCAATGGCGCAAGAAACAATACAAAGAACGTGGCAACAATTGGAGTCGCAAGAAGAACAGACTGTTCATGCAACAACAAACTGATCTCAATGAACGACAGATCGCAGAACACAAAGCCAAATGGAAACAATACTGTGCGAAACAAGACACTACACATAGTTGAGTTTGAACATTTACAGGATGGTGAATGTGCTCGTTTACTCAAATGGTGCACAACCTGTTGCTTTCAACATTGGAACACACACTACAAACAGGGCATCATGCAGTTCCATTTCCAAGACAGATTTGATGCAGAACGTTTTATAATGGCACATGCATCACGTTACTTGCCACAAGGACCAGAACGTTGGGATGATGACAAGGGCATGACATGAGTGCTGTGCAAGAACTTACCATACACACAGTTAGAACTGGATAGCACAGCACACACACAACATACAACACACAAGCAAAGAAGTGAAGTATTAGAGAATACTGAGAACTTTGTGTGAGTGCGTAGACGCAGATGGCTACATTGTGAATTAGTGTGATGCTGTGTTTGAATATGCCAGATGCCTCCGTGCATGAGGAAAGCATACACCTTTAAAAGATCACAGTGGGGCACACCCTCTCTCACCATGGCCCACAGTGGCACTACATGTTGTGGTTATGCACATCAGCATACACGCCACCATCCTCCACAGTGATAAACCGTTGATATTACAGCAGATTTTTGGTGAACGTGTCTATTGTAGCAAATACTGTTCATCTTTTTGGTGCATTTTTGCAGAAGGGTGGCCTGATTATTTTTGTATACCCAAAAAAAACAAGATTAAGGACACGGTGGCTACTGTGAAAATAATCTCACCAATTTTTGCTTAAAGTGGTTGCTCTTTTGAACCGTCAGATCATATAATTATATCACAGTGTGCAAATTCCTTTGCTACGTGTTTACGCCATAAACAACTTTACCATTCATCGGACGCACACTGCCCACCATTCTATCACTGTTTAATCACTGTGGATCCACTGTAAATAACTGTGTGGCGCACTATACACAGCAACGGTTTCGATCTTACATCACAGTTGACCCACAGTCTGGCTGTTGGTTGTGGCAACGGGCTCGCAACACTTCTGGCTACGGTGTTGCCATACATCACAACCGTCACTGGATGGCTCACCGTCTTGCGTGTGTGCTCTACCGTGTGAAGAACCATCAACACATTGAATCAAATGTGGTGCTACACACCTGCGACAATCCCCAATGCTGTAACCCCAAGCATCTTCAGATTGGCACACAACGTGAAAACATGCAGGACGCAAAACGCAAAGCACGTTGGCATCCATTCAAAAAAAATTGCTAACACATACATAAATACAAACAGCAAAAGGCTACTGAGACCCCAACGGATAATCTCACATGCAGTTTGTCAGTTTGCAAACCCAAACTGTAAGTGGACAATCTCTCGAGACCCAATACAGCAAGGATAATTTAAGAACGAGTAACTTATTAATTTTAACTTTACAAGGAGTATTACAAATGAGTATTACAGTATCAAATGCGTTTGTAACTATGTTTGGCGATGAAGTTACTCACAAGGCACAACAGTTGTCTTCAAAACTTCAAGGCGCAGTAAGAACAGTTAGAGGCGTTACAGGTAGCACCTACAAGTTTCCAGTATTAGGAAAAGCAGGTGCGATCAAAAATAAAAACTCACACCAAGACATTGAAGCATTGAGTTCAATTGCAAATACAGCATCTCTTACTTCAGGCACATTTATTGGTGGTTCATCAGACACTATGAGTCACTCAACAGTTACAGCAACTATTGACACATATTCTGTCGGAGAATATATTGATGATTTTGATGCACTAAAAACTAACGTTGATTTAAGATCAGCATATGCAGAGTCAATTGCGGGTGCAATGAACAGAGCATATGATAATTCAATCATTTCAGTGTTGGATGCAGGTGTATCAACATTAGCATACGCATCAGAGTCAACTGGTGACACATTAAACAAAACAAAACTACTTGCACTATCAGAAGCATTCAATGACAATGGTGTTGCAATGAACGATAGATATATCGTTTGTTCACCAGAAGCATTCAACGATGCAATCTCTGACTTGGCAAATACAGCAGACGGTCCTTTCTCACAAGCACTTGTAACTGGTGTATTACCAAACGCAGTTGGTTTCAACATCATCATGCACACTGGCCTATCAGCAGGTTCAGGTTCTGATAAAAAATGTTATGCGTTCCAAAAGAATGCATTGGGTATGGCAGTAGGTAAAGACATATCTACTATGGTTAACTATGTTCCACAGAAATTAGCAACATTAATTGCGGCTGAATTCTCAGGTGGTGCAACAGTTATTGACCCAACAGCAGTTGCTTCATTTGAAGCATAATAAATAACAGTGACAACCAAAGTAATTTGGCATTGTCTCTACCTTTACAAAGAAAAAGGGCATCAGTAATGGTGCCCTTTTTTCGTGGCTAAATAAACACATAAGGATCACACAGCATGGCTACAACAAAATTTACAATATCAACACAAGCATTATTAAAAGTGGGTGGCACACCAATAACATCATTTGATGGCACAGACAGACAATCAATTGTGTGTTCCAACATGTATGAGGACACCAAAAAGTCATTGTTGTTTTATACGTTTTGGAATTTTGCCACACAAAAAACAGAATTGGCCGCACTTGCAGAAACACCTGTAGATAAAACATACAAATTTGCATATCAATTGCCAGGTGATTACATTCGCATCAAAGGCATATTCAATTCCAACGGACAAAAGTCAGAAGATTTTTCAGTAGAAAAAAACAAGATCTACGCAAACTTTACTCCAATCAATTTGGAATACATACAAGAAAAAGTAGAAGCAGACTTTCCACCATACTTCACAGAAGTTCTCATAGCAAAATTGGCATATGAAATATGTGAGGCAGTCACAGGTGTAGGCACACTGCAAGACAGATTGGTGAGAGATTATGAAAGCAAACTAAAACAAGCAAGAGTTGTTGATGGACAGGAAAATCCACCACGTTCAATAATTGATGAAGGTAGATTGATCAGAGCAAGAAACGGTGCAGACACAGTTCTTTATCCAAGGAGTTAGTGAATGGCACAGGTTAAGATTATTCAAAATTCATTCACCAGTGGTGAGATTGGTGATTATTTAGATGCACGTGAAGATTTAGACATTTACAAAACAGGTGCACAAACCATTGAAAACTTTTTTGTATTACCACAAGGTGGATTGTTAAAAAGATCAGGCTTTCAATTCATTGATGGTGTTGATTCATCATCGGAAGCAGACACAGGCTTTGACAGTCATGCAAGATTGATTCCTTTCAAGTTTTCAACTGAACAAGAATATGTGTTGTTGTTTGAATCAGGCAAGTTTCATGTTTACAAAGATGGTGCATTTGCAGTCACAGTAACCAATTCATTGTTGGATGGTTTCACAACCACTGCAAACATTGATCAAGTAAGATTTGCACAAACATTTGACACACTGATATTGGTGCATGAAGATTATTCACCCATCAAAATCACAAGAACAGGACACACTTCATGGAGTGTTGCAACCATATCACACACATTTTTGCCAATGGCAAACTTTGACAATGGCATCACACTTGATCCTGCGGCCAAAACAGGCACAAGCATTTCTATCACAGCATCAGCAGATGCAACATCAGACTTTGCTACAGGTGAATACATTAGATTGAGTGGTGGACTTGCAAAAATAACAAATGTTTCAGGCACAACAATCACAGTAGACATTGAAGAAGATTTAGAAGTAGACACATTGGTTGGTTCAACAGAATATATCCAAACTGCATTCAGCAGTTCCAAAGGATATCCACGTTCAGTTTCATTTCACCAAAACAGATTGATATACGGTGGATCAAAATTAAAACCACAAACCATTTTTGGTTCACAGTCAGGTGACTTCTTCAACTTCAAACCAACTGTGGCAACAGTAACTTCAGATGGTGGCACAACATCAACCACAGGTGTAGTTACAGATGATTCAGCATTTTCATTCACAATTGGATCAGATGATGTGAACGTTATCCAACATCTTGTTTCAAAACAAACATTATTCATTTTTACAACCAGTGGTGAATATGAAATGCAAGGAACACCAGTTACACCAACCAACGTCAACATAAGATTACAAACCAAATACGGCATCAGCACAGGTTCAATGAGGCCAACAACAGTTGACAATGAAGTATTGTTTGTGTCAGCCAATGGTAGAGAACTGCGTGGCTTTGTGTTTGATTTTAACTCAGATTCATTCTACGCAAAAAACTACACAATCATTGCACATGACATATTAGATAATCCACAAGATATCGCATTCCTCAGAGCCTATAAAAATACTAATCAAAACTATGTGATACTTGTTAATTCAAATGGTGAATTGTGTGTGTTTGGTATCAATGTTGAGAAACAAGT